CAATCCACCCATGGTCGATGTAGGCATTGATGCCGATGGCAAGGATATGGTCCGCGAGGTCGAGACGACTTGCGTCTATTCCTGCTTGGTTTACGGCAACGGGAAGCTAGAAGAGCCCACCAAGTGGGGCGGCACGATGATCCCCATTGTCCCGCAATGGGGCGATCTGGTGGTTATCGAAGGCAAGCAGATCTTTAGCGGTATGACCCGCTTTGGCCGGGATTCACAGACCGTCCATAACTTCGAAATGTCCACGATGATCGAAGTGACGGCCAAGCTTCCTAATAGTCCTTTGACAGCCACCGCGGCGATGGTCAAGGGCCATGAGCCACAGTATGAGCGAATGGGCTATGACGATCCTGCTGTACTTATGTACAACATAGATCCACAGAACCCCAATGCCCGTCCGCAACGTGAGCCCATGCCCCAGCTTCCGCAGGCCTTGGCTAACCTTGCAGCGATAAGTGGAGATGAGCTTAAGGCCACTCTTGGAGTGTATGACGCGTCTCTGGGTGCGCAGTCCAATGAGACGAGCGGCCGGGCCATCATGGCCCGCAACAACCAGGCTGATACTGCCAATTTCGTCTATATCGACAACCAAGTGAAGGCACTTAAACGCCTTGGCGAGATCCTTGTTGATGCCATTCCTGCTTATTACGACGCTGAGCGATCCATCCGTATTCTTGGCGATGACATGGCTGAAGATTACGTCAAGATCAACCATCCGGTGATTGGAGAGGACGGCAAGATCCATATCGAAAACGACCTGACGCGTGGCAAGTTCGACGTAGTTTGCACGGTCGGCAAGAGCTATGACACGGCTCGAATGGAGCTTGCGGATCTTGGACAGACTCTGGCTCAGACGCCAGGGCCGATTGGTGCCATTGGTCAATTTCTGCTCATCAAGTCGCTGGATGTGCCTGGCATTGATATGTATGTGGAAGCTATCCGCAAGCAGCTCGTTAATGCCGGCATTCTTCCTCCTGGTGAGGGTGATCAGCCGCCATCTCCACCGCAGCCTGACCCGCTTAAGCTGGCCGATGCCCAGCACCGCCAGAGTCAGGCGCAGCTTAATCAGGCCCGCGCCCAGGAAATCATGCTCAAGGCGCCGGCCGAAGCTCAGAAGATCGAGGCAGAGACAGCTGAGGCCGTCTCCAAGATCCCAGGCAATGAGGCCAAGGGCCATCAGACCATGATCCAGAACGGCCAGATGATGCCTGCCATCGGGTCTATGCCTATGACGGCTCCGGTCGACCAAGACATCTACACCGGAGGCTATCCGCAATAAGGATTTACCAACCGTCGTGAGACGGCTATTGACCCCAACCAGAAGGCGAGTAAGATGTCAACTGAAAATAACGTGGATGTCACCACGGCTGCGCAACCGACGCTGAAATCAACAGACACGCGCTATAAGGTTACTGTGGAAACTCCGAAGGCCGAACCGGCCAAGGAGGCTCCGAAAGAACCTGAGGCCAAGGCTGAAAAGCCAATTGTGCCCCCGGAAGGGGAAAAGCAGGACCACGCACCAGACGCGGACTCCCCAGACGCTCCGAAGAAAGTTCGGATACCTCGCTGGGTGAAGGAAAGGCTGGAACGGGTAAGGCAAGAAAGTCTTGCTCAGGGCCGTGAATCGGCGCTTCGTGAACTCCAGGCAAGTCCCCCTAAAGCCGATCCTGTAAAGGACGAGCCGAAGGCTAAAACTCTGGAAGATTTCGACTTCGACCATGGACGCTACACTGATTATCTGGTGGAGCAGAAGTTTTCTAAGCGCGAAGAAGAAGCGCGTATCAAGACCGAGCAGGAACGACAAGCCAAAGCCGCTGATAGCTTCAAGGCCCGCATTGATGCGTTTGAGGAACGCGCGGGTGATGGTACATGGCAGGACATTGTTGAGTCTCCCTTGAACACGGATCCGGCCTTTAAGGGGCTGACCGATTTGTTCATGGGTGACGATCATGACCTAGATATTGCCCATCACTTGGCGACCAACATCAAGGAAGCGGAGCGAATCAACAAGCTGCCCAAGTTGCAGCAGGTTCGCGAAATCGCCAAGTTGGCCGAGAAGTTTGAAAGTGGCTCGCAGAAAGAAGATGTGCACACGCCATCGACTACTGCGCCCTTGCCTAAAAAGACCACTTCCGCCCCTCCGCCGCCTAAGACGGTGACTGGTGCTGGCAAGCCTTCTGTGGACATCAATGATCCTGGCTTGACCACCGCTCAGCGCATTGCTGAATGGCGAAAGAAGGGCAAATAACCTTCCAAGGAGCCAACCGTGGCTAATCAGCTGCTTACTACCGATATGATCGCTGATCGCGCTCTGATGCGATTCAGTGAAGCCCTTTCTTTCATCAAGACCATTCCGCGCACTTACGACGATTCCTTTAAGGAAGGTGCGCCGGCCATTGGTGACACCTTGCGGGTGCCGATCCCTCAGCACGCCGTCGTGACTTCCGGTCGCGTGGCTCAGCCTGCGCCGTTGCAGACGATCATTCGTCCCGTGAAGATCGTGGATCAGCTTAATTTCTCGGTGCAATACACCAGTGCAGAACTGGCGCTCGATATCGAAGAGTTTGACCGTCGCTATCTGTCGCAGCAGGTCGCCGACTTGGCCGTCACTGTCGAGGCCAATGTCCAGAACCTGGCTGCCAAGTCCATCCCGAATCAGACCGGGCCGGGCTCTGCGGCTCAGTGGACTCAACTTGCGTATGCGAACATCGCACGCAAGTACATCATGGACAACGGCGCTGGTCCGTCGACCATGAAGATGCTGATGAACACTTCGTCGGAAACCACTCTGGTTCCGGCACTGGCAGGCCTGTTCAACGCCCAGAAGCAGATCGAAGTGCAGTACGAAGATGGCGTCATGGGTCGCGCCTCGGGCTTTGACTGGACCGCTTCGACCGTTACCCCGGTCTTCACGAATGGAGCTGGAACGGGCTATCTGGTGAATGGTGCCAATCAGTCCGGCTCGTCCATCAATGTGGATACGGGCACGGGGGCGATTCCGCAGGGCACGATCATCACCTTTACGGGCGTCGTTGCTGTCCATCCTCAGACCAAGGTCAGCCTTGGTTATCTTCGTCAGTTCGTGGTCACTGCGGACTATGCGGGCGGCACGGGTGCGCTTCAGATCTATCCGGCATTGACCGTGACGGGTTCGGAAAAGAACGTCACCAATTCGCCGGCCGATAATGCTTCTATCACCATTGACCAGCCGGCGAGCGCTACCTATGGCATCTCCATGGCCTACCGTCCGGAAGCCTTCGCCTTCGTGACTGTGGACCTTCCGGAGCTGTCGGGTTGGAAGACCTCGCGTCGCCAGTTTGATGGCATCAGCATGCGCGTGACTGAGGGTTCGTCCTTGGTGAATGATATGAACCTGACGCGCTTCGACATCATGTACGGCTTTGGCGCGCTCCGTCCGGAATGGGCGGCTCGCATCACCAATAACCCGGCCCTGCTTACCCCGGCCTAAGGAGAACTGATATGGCTGCACCTGTCATCACCAATCCCAATGTGGCCCAGCGCTCCAACTCGTCCTGGTGGACGGCTCCGATTGGCGTAGGCACTGTCGAAACCAATCCGGTCTATTTGAGTGATCTTCCGACCGCTGATCCGCATGTAGCTGGGCAGATTTGGAATAACTCGGGTGTCGTTACTCAGAGCGCCGGCTAACAAGGAGGGGGAGCTTCGGCTCCCCTCCTTCTAGGAGATCAACATGGCAAATAGCAACACTCAGCTTTATGCAAGCCAGGGAAATGGCGGCCGCGCCGCCGTAACTATTGGTGAAATTGCCACTATCGCCGGTAGTAGCTTTGTCCTTCCCGCGCCATCGGCAAGTGTTCGCGGTGGCGTTCTAACCCAGGCCGGCATTACTCCTGCAAGCGCAACGGTACCTTCTGCCGCTCCTGCGGGTGGCACTGGCGCTGCCGAAGGCGCATGGGATACCGCGGCTAATCGTGATGCAGCGATTGCTACGATTAATGGCCTTCGAACCGATGTGAGTGAGCTACAGACGAAGGTAAATGCCCTTATTTCGTCCTTGCAGAGTGGCGGCATCATCGCGTAAGGAGTTGCCATGAAGGTCCAGAACCTTGTTGCGCGCGCCCTCAGGCTCATTCAGGTCATTGATCCGATTCAGTCGGTGAAGGATGCTGACATGGAAACGGCCATTGATGCTTTGAACGGCATGATGGCGCGCATTGAGGCGGACGGAACGGCGCTTGGATGGTCTCCGGTGGCTACCCCATCGGATGACCTTCCACTGCCTGATGAGGCGACGCAGGCCATTGCA